GGGTTATGATCACAGCACTGATAGCAACAATCTCTGGATTGGTTTCTGGTGCAGCGCCAAAGCTGATCGGGGAATTCACGGCCAGCCGGGAACACAAGCGCGAACTCGAGATGTTGGAGAAGCAGACAGAGCTGCAGCTGAAGATCGCAGAGGCCCAGGGTCAGACAAAAGTTGCCGAAATGGATCGGCAGGTTGATATCTCGGCTTACGAGGCTCAAAGCAAAATCGCCGTCGCTAGTCTGCAAAGCACTGGCATCAAATTTGTGGATACATGGAATGGTTGCCTGCGTCCGTTTGCAGTGACGATCATTATAATACTGTTCGCTGTTATCGCTGGTTTCTACGCCTATGAGGTACTCAGCACTGTCAATGACATTGGCGGCGCACAGAAAGCGGTGAAGCTTTTGTGGGGATCTCTAATAGGAGAATCAATCCAGGCTGTTCTTGGCTTCCTGTTCGGATACCGGAGCTCAAGGAAGTGAATCAGTCCGGTGTTGATCTAGTCGCCGTATTTGAGGGCTATTCTGAGAGCCCCTATCTTTGCCCTGCCGGTGTTTGGACGATCGGGTATGGCACTACGTTCTACCCTGGAGGGAAGCGCGTCACGGGACAGGATGACCATTGTAACAAGGCTCAGGCCGAAGGGTGGCTCAATCATGAACTCGAGCGGTCTGAGCATTATCTGATAAACAACACATCTGTCTATTTGAACGAGAACCAGCGGGCGGCCGTGGCCAGTTTCATCTACAACTTGGGGCGCGGGGCGTTCAGGGCTTCTACACTTCGCAAGCGGATCAACTCAGGCCGGTTCGATGATGTGCCATATCAGCTGTCAAGGTGGAACAAGGCAGGGGGGCGGATACTCAGAGGACTGATCAGGCGGAGATCGGCAGAAGCCAATTTATGGTTGATAGAGCCCGAATACAGTTGGTGATACAATAAGGCTATAATTTAATCAGGAGTAGATAGCATGGCACGTAAGAAGAAAGGATCGTCGCATAAACCGAAAATGAACCCAGGCCAATCACGCAAGCGCAAGCCGAAAAAGCCATAGGCATTAGTCATGGAAACCTCACTGATACCGTTCTTTGTAATCCTGACTCTGGTAATCATAACGCTAAGGAACGGATCAGACACGCCTAGAGGATTTGCATGCATTGCGGTCCTGTGGTCAACACTGCCCGGTTATCTAATTTACGAATCTGATCTGTATTTCCCCATCGTTGACGCTCTTGGGTCATACGGCTATCAATCTGCAACTCCTCTAATCGCAATACTCGCTCTATCGTTCATACGCGACAAACTCAGCACAGTTCTGATGTGCTTGTTTAGTATGCTAATATTGGCTAATGGTTACTTTTGGTGGCAGGAAGGCAATGACTACCATATCCAGGCTATGCAACAAGCATTCGTCTGGGCAGTATTTACAATTGAGGTTGCACTGATGTTATCGCCGAGGCTGACGAATGGAATTCATGGAGCTATTCAGCGAGTTAACCTGGCCTCAAATATTGCAGCGTTTGGCTCTTCTCGTAACCATCGGACACATAGCACTCAAGATAACGCTCGCGAGAGTGCAAAGTGAAAGAAGCAGTCAGCATTGCAGTAGAATCAATTGTCCGAGAGAAAGCCCGTCATGTGACAAATGCAGTAGCTACAGGAACGGCTGCGACGGCAGGGGCGACGGGTAGCTTAATAGGCGAGATGCTGGGTTGGCTGCCTCATGTGGCAGTAGTGGCTGGATTGTGCGTTTCCTGCGCGCTGTTTTACAAAACATATCTAGAGATCAGGTTAACGAAAGTTAAGCTGGCAAAAGAAGGCCGCAGAGAGGCAGATAAATGACCAGTATCAAACTATCCAGCATCAAGCCGTCATCGTTTAGCCCATCTATTATAAGAAATTCGTTCGGCGGCGCTCGCAACTTCCTGACTCTTGGAGGTGTTAACGAGTACGGGGATGTCCCTACGTGGACGGCTAGGTGCCGGCGATAGTTTGAGCTTGGCGAAGGTCCGATAGCCATGCCATAGCATCCAGGCAAGAAACGCAAAGGCAAAGGCCGCGGTAAGTAATCTCAATTGGTCAAAACCAATACCAGGAACCAGACATGACAGCCAAGAATCGCGCAGACATACAGACGGAGATAGCCGCACTCCTTGCCAACAATACGGCCGGAGATATTAGCCCTCTGGATGTCCGCACGGTGCATGAGACCTCAAAGGATTCGAATCTGAATCTCTTGGATGTATCTGGAACCCAAACAATTCTGGGAGCCGTGGATCATACAGGTGCGCTTCAAAAGTCGGGCGTAGACGTTATGCGCCTGGCTACAAAGAAAAAACTAATACTCGCAAAGAGCGAGCTACCTACTCCGTCCTCAGGGGTGATCACTCTGGCTGATAACCTAGTCTATGTCCAAGGTTCAGACTTCAGCCTTGGAACTGACCGCATAGTGTTTGGTGACAACTCTGCATACCAGGGTATCGAGTCGATAGTAACAACTCTGACTTATACCGGCACAGGCGATATGTTCACCTCTGTCGACAAGACCATCAGGGTTTCTAACCTAAGCATCAGCTGCGCAAATGGTCGTGTATTCAATTGCTCTACTGCTTCACAAAAGATTCTCAGATTTAACGACATCTCGATCAGTTCTGCTGATGAATACGGGCTGTTTACCGGCGTCAACATGATTATCCGGATGACCAATGTCTCACCATCCAGCCTAACAACTGGCGGCATCACATTCGCCGGGTCGTTCAGATCATTCCTTTACGAGGTTTCTGCGGTAACGATCAACGGCGGCACCTTGTTCGATCTCTCAACTGCTACGTTCGACGCTTTCAACATCAATGATGCATTAATTACACTCAATGCAGGAACAACGGGGATATCTGGTCTGGCTGCGTCAGCGAACATCAACGCCGGCGGTATCGGATCCATATTCAACAACCGGTTTAACGGGTCTGGAACCATCCTGAACAACATCACCGTTGATGATTCTCGCTGGCAGTTCCTATCTAATGACGACATTGCTGACACCCGCCCTGATGGTTTGTTATCAATGCAGGGCAACGCCGTAGCCACTACCATCGTGACCCAAAGTGTTGGCGTTCTTGTCGCGGGGACATGGACTGTAAAGCGTGCGAGCCAGATGACAGGAACCCCAGCCGGCAGGCTTACCTATGACGGAGGCAAAGACGCAACGCTTCCTATCACATTGAGTGTGACCATCGAGCCCGTCAGCGGGGGTTCACAGGTAATGGGCGTGCTTGTGGCTAGGGATGGCGTTGCCGATGTTGATTCGCTTCGTACAGGAACAGCGAGCCCAGGTAATCCAACGTCGATCTCTGTTCCATGGCAAGATGTCTTCGCAACGGCAGAGTTCACCGAGGTATTTGTAACAAACGAGTCTGGAACTACGAACGTCCTGGCATCCAGCGCAATTGAAAGAGTGAACTGATCGACAAGCCAGGAAGGCTATCGATTGAAGGGGGAAGAATGGCCAGACCAACAAAATACACAAAGGAAGTTGTGGCATCAGCTGCCCATTATCTAGAAAATTATGAAGAGGAAGGCGACGCTATCCCAAGCCTTGCTGGCCTCTCGTGCTATCTAAAAATAGCTAGATCAACACTCTACAAATGGGCCGAAGAGGAAGGCAAAGAAGCGTTTTCGGGCATATTAGACGAAATTCAGTCAACTCAAGAGAAAGTTCTGATAAATAAAGGGCTGATGAACGAGTTCAATTCAGCGATTGTGAAGCTTGCTCTAGGCAAACACGGCTATAGCGAGAAGACACAGCAAGAGGTAAGCGGACCTGGTGGTGGCGCAGTGAAGACTGATAACACCTACACAGTAGAGTTTGTCAATGCCGCATCTAAAGGTTAATTCAAAGCTCGAAAAGTTCCTGACTACCAGCAAGCAGATCAAGGTTGCCATCGGTGGTCGAGGGTCGGGTAAATCCATCGGCATCGGCGACATGCTCACGCTGAAGATGGCGACAGAGCGGGCTGATATCTATTGCTTGCGAGAGTTCCAAGACTCAATCAGTGACTCAGTGCATAGGGTATTCGTTGACTCTGTAGCTGATCGCCTTGGCCTAACGGGCTGGGGCATCACACAGAACCGGATTACAGCGCCAAACGGGGCTTATACCACTTACCGCGGCGCATCTCGCAATCCTGACTCTATTCAGTCGGCGCAGGGCTTTAAATACTCCTGGTTCGAAGAGGCCCATAAGATGAGCCAGGCCAGTATCGATAAGCTGCTGCCGACCATCCTGCGTAACCCTGGAGCGGAATGCTGGTTCAGTGCTAACCCGCAATCATCTGCCGATCCATTTTCCAAGCGCTTCATCGTGCCATACCAGAAGCAACTCGACCGTGATGGCATCTATGAGGATGATCTGCATCTGATCGTGGTTATCAACTGGCGGGACAATCCTTGGTGGAACGAGGAACAGGAATCGCTAAGGGCTTGGGACAGAGAGAACCTACCGCGGGCCAAGTATGATTGGATCTGGGAAGGCAAGTATAACGATGAGGTTGATGGCTCGATAATCAAGGCCGAGTGGTTCGACGCTGCCATAGACGCTCACAAGATCGACCGGCTGAAGAATCTGTTCAAGCCTCGGGGCGCAGTGATAGCCGCGCATGATCCATCTGACACCGGCAACGATGATGCAGGCTTCGCTATTCGCCACGGCGCGATCATCGAGACAGTAAACGCCAAGGCCAACTGTGAGATCGATGTTAAGTGTGATTGGGCAGCAGACCAGGCGCTACACCAACGGGTCGACTGGTTCGTATGGGATGGGGACGGAATGGGCACCGGGCTCAAGCGGCAGATTGCAGACTCATTTGATGGTACGCGGGTTAAGTGGCACATGTTCAAGGGATCGCTCTCTGGTAGCGGCCAGGACAATGCCGATGATATCTACATGAATGACGCCCGGCAGGTTGGAGAGGAACCAGTGACCTATGCTGACACTTTCAAAAACAACCGATCTCAGTATTACACCGAGTTGGCCGATCGCTTCTACAACACCTATCGCGTAGTAATGAAGGGCGAGTATGCCGATATCGATGAGATGATCAGTCTGAACAGCGAAGGCATAGAGGATATGGCAGGGCTACGGTCAGAGTGTTGCCGGGTACCAATCAAGCCTGTCCATGCCGGCGGGCTCATTCAAATCATGAGCAAAGCAGATATGGCCAAGCTGAAGATCGCATCACCGAACATGAGTGATTGCCTGATGATGACGATGTGGAAGCCAAAGGTTAAGTCACGAACCAGCGCGACCAGATTCGCACATCAGGCTCAAACGAACTACGATCCGTATAATTATTGAAGGGGAAACAAAATGGCAGAAGATGAAAAGCGATACTGTATGGCGTCGGCCTTGGTTGAAGCTCTGCGCAAAGCTATAGATGAACACGGCGACCTTCCTGTCTGCCTTGATGATCCAGACACTGGATGGCAGATGGAGATAGGACTGGAATTAGCTGAAGTTACTGAGTATGAGCCTGATGAGCCACGTCGCCTTCAGATTACCAGCGCATACAATGGCATACCAGACGGGTATATCAAATGATCAGAGACATACAGCCAGAAGACATTCCCGAACTAGTTCAACTCGGCTACAACATGGCCAAAGAGTCGGACTATGTGAATGATGGTTACGACTTCGACAAGATGGAGGATTTATTCGATCAGGTTATACAAGAAGATCGGTTCTGCGGCGCGGTGTCGATAAGCGATACAGGTGAAATCAGAGGGATGTTCGTCGGCATGCTGACTGAGCAGTTCTTCAGCTACAACACTCTGACAACTGATCTGTTCCTTTATGTAAAACCAGAGTACCGCGGCAAGCGTGACGGCTATCAACTGATTATTAACTACCTAGACTGGGCCAAAGATATTGGCGCTGATTCCATAATGATGGGGATAACGACCGGGATTCACGAGGAAAAGACCGGGAAACTGTATAAAAAGCTCGGATTTTGCTATTGTGGAAGCATTTACAGGCAGAGGCCATAGAGATGTGTAATCCGGCAAAGGAATTCAAAAGAGCAGGTAGAAAGCTTGAGAAACAAGCCAAAAGGACGGTGCCTCAGATCACTGAAGCAGCAACGCTTGGATTGACCCGTGATCCAGCCGCGGCGGTAACGCTAGGAACCATTACAACTGAAGGTGGTGGTGTGCAGGTAGCAGGGCAGCCTATCATTGCCGGCGAGTTGCCACCGGTGCCAAAAGAGCCTACCCGAGAAGAGGCTGCTGTATTGGCGCAAGAGACAGAGCGAGAGCGTCGCAGAGGGGCAAAGGGCAAGCGGCAAACAATCCTGACCAGTCCACGCGGGGTAGAAACCTCAGGCCCTGGCCGTAAAACCTTGCTAGGGCAATAACAATGGTGATGACTAAATCAGAAGAGTCGATCCAGCGATTTGATCGGCTGAAGGGTGATCGGGGCAATTGGGAACATCATTGGCAAGAGATCGCCGACTTCGTTTATCCGCGTCGGGCTGACTTCACCACAAAGCGCGCAGAAGGCGAGAAGCGCATGAACCGCGTCTTCGATACCTCTGCCATCCAGGCTAATGAACTGCTCGCATCAGGACTGATGGGAATGATGGTTAACCCGGCAGCCAAGTGGTTTAGTCTGGCTATCAACGACCCTGCGTTAAGCGAAGACCAAGAAGTCAAAGAGTGGCTGTCAGAAGCGACAGACATCATGTTCGCTGAGATGAACAAGCCAGAGGCCGGTTTCAACACAGGTATGCACGAGACATTCCTGGAGTATGGCAGTTTCGGCACAGCGTCGATCTTAATCCAAGAAGGCAAAAATGCTAACGGACTGTTCTTCCAGTCCCGACCATTGTCGGAGTTGGTAGTTGCGGAAGGCGAGCAGGGCACCATCGACACAGTGTTTCGCCGGTTCCAGTGGACTGTTAAGCAGATGATCGAGAAGTGGGGCGAGAAAGCCGTATCGCCTGAAGTCTTTAAGCTATGGCGCGATAAGAAGTCTGATCAAAAGCGCTGGATCACTCATGAGATTAGCCCGCGCACCAAGCGCAACGAAAAGAGCAAGCTCGCAACCGAAATGGCGTGGATGTCTCTATACACCGAGAACGCCACCAAGCACACGCTGGAAGAGAGCGGATTCGAAGAGTGGCCCATCCCCACCGGGAGATTTTATAAAGCGCCAATGGAAGCCTACGGACGCTCACCGGCTATGACTGCACTGCCTGATGTCAAGATGATCAACGAGATCATGAAAGTGACGATTAAGGCAGCGCAGAAGAGCGTCGATCCAGCCATTTTGGTACCAAATGATGGTGTCTTGAATCCGCTAAGGACAGTTCCTGGCGGTGTGAACGTGTTTGACTCATCCTCTATGACTGTTGCCGATATTGGTCAGCTCCCATCAGCCAATCCAGGCATCGGATTGGATTTTGTCGCACAGCTTTCAGAGCGGATCAGATCAATATTCTTTGTCGACCAGCTACAGTTCGCCGGCGGTCCGCAGATGACAGCAACCGAAGTGCTGCAGCGTACTGAGGAAAAGCTGCGGCTGATGGGTCCAATCCTTGGTCGAGTCCAGACTGAATTGCTCGGGCCTATCATTGACCGGACATTCGCTATCCTTGGGAGACAGGGAAAGTTCTCTGCGGCTCCTGATATCCTACAAGGACAAACCATAGAGATCGTCTATGTATCGCCTATAGCACAAGCACAACGACAGCAGGAGGCTAACGGGTTCCTGCGGGCTCAAGAGGTACTGATTGGACTGACTAACTTCAATCCGGATCTGCTGGACAACCTCGATCAAGACAAAGTGTTCCGTGACTTCGTTCAGTTGTTCGGCGTGAGTCCTGATAAGCTCAGGCCACCACAAGAGCGCGACGATATCCGAGAGCAGCGCAATCAACAACGGGCACAACAGCAAACCATCGAAGCACTGCAGCAAGGAGGCGAGGCGCTTCAATCAATCAAGGCCGGTACAGCGCCGGCTGAATAGTAGAAGGGGATCACATGAGTAGCAATCTTTTATGGAGCCCAGTTTCTCCACCTGCCGGCGGGGATTTGGATGATCAGCTTAAATTCGTATTAAGAAAGCGGTTTGGTGAGCCGATTCGCGCAACGGTAAGCAAAGACGATGTTCAGTATCTGAGCGGTCTTGCTGATGCTGGGATAAAAGGGGCTGAACAGCTTATCGAATTGATCGCCGAGAATGGTGCGCTTGCGCTTATCGAACAATATGGGGAGGGGAAATCATGAAAGCAATCATCCAATGTGAGCTTATCTGCTCCTGTTGCAAGCGTCCTATGCAATGGAGTACAGCGGTGGACATCGTAGCCGGTGAGCGGATTGAGACAGACTATGTGGCCTGCCGGTCGCTGAAGTGTGAGGAGCGCAACAAGCGATACCAGCAACCGACTGTTGAACTGGTCAGGCTGGGTGAAGAAAAGAGCCATGAACCCACGGCTAATCCCACGGCTAAGCGCAAATATACCCGCAAGGATGTCAAAGGGTGACCGCTAAGAAGCGCACAGCCAAGGAAATGAAAGCGGCCTATCAGTTCGTTTTCGGCTCTGAAGAGGGCAAGGTGGTTCTTGATGACATCATGAAGTACTGCCATCTACTTGAGCCAATCACCGGGCCGACAGATACCAACGCCGTAATGATACGCGAAGGGCGTCGCGATGCAGCCATGACCATCCTGCAGAAGTTGTTGTGGGATGAGCGCAGATTTATTGAAGAAGCAGAAGGGGAAAACCAATGAGCGGACTATTACGATATCCATTGATGGAAGAAGCCGGCGCAGATGGTGGTGATGGGGGCGGCGGTGGCGATGGCGGCCAGGGCTCGACTCTAGGCGGCGCTGCTGCCGGGGCCGATCAGGGCGGCAGTGA